GCGGACGGCACCAACTGGTTCGCCATCTCCTACGCGGACCCGGCTACCCCGGACACCGGGTCGGTTGCCACGTTCGCCCTCACCGCCGCGGGCACCACGCTGAAGATCCTTCGGCCCAACCAGCCTTGGCGGTACCTGCGGCTGACGTACTCCGCCAACACCAACGTCACGAACACTGCCGACGTGACCGTCTTCTGAGGAGGCCTCATCATGGCCAGCATCGACAACATGCTCGCCGCGCTCAAGCGGGAGCGCGCCGGATACGTGAGCCGCGGTCTGGACGACCGGGTCACCCAGGTCGACGAGCAGATCGCCCTGCTGCGGGGCGACGACTCTTCCGAGGGCGAGGCCCCGCAGGGACGGACGGCCGCGCCGCAGCAGACCGCCGACCAGGGCAAGACTCCGGCGAAGAAGACGGCCGCGAAGAAGACGACCGCGCCGCCGGCAGCGTGATGCGCGGTGGCCCACGAGTACGGCACGCTGGCCGCGCTGAAAGAGCGGATGGGTATCGAGGCCGACGACACCAGCCGCGACGCTCTGCTCACCTCGGCTCTGGGAGCTTCTTCACGCGGCATCGACAAGGCCTGCGGCCGCCGGTTCTGGCTGGACGACGCCGCCACCGCGAGGGTGTTCCGCCTCGCTGGCAGGATCGTGTGCGAGGCCGACGGCGACCTGCTCCTGGTCGACGACATCGGCGACGTCACGGGCCTGGTCGTCGAGACCGGAGCGGGTTCGTCCTGGACCGCGGTCACCGGCTACGAGACACAGCCGGACAACGCACTCGCCGACGGGAAGCCGATCACCGGCCTGCTCCGGTCGGGTAGCTGGGGCACCTACGCCACGCGCGTGCGGGTTACCACCCGGTGGGGCTTCCCGGTCGAGCCGGACGACATCACCGAGGCCTCCCTGATCCAGGCCTCCCGCCTGTACAAGCGTAAGGACTCCCCCGAGGGCATCATCGGCTCGGCCGAGTGGGGTGTGCGCAACCTCTCTCGCCGGGACCCGGACGTGTGGGCCCTGATCGAGCCGTACATCCTCCCAGGCTTCGGATAGGGGCGGCATGCAGATCTCACCCATCAAAGACGCGATCGCGGACGCTGTTCGCGCTGGCGTCACCCTGCCCGACGGCATCGGCAAGCTGACGTGCACCGGCTACGTGCCCGACGCGGTCGTGGCCCCGTGCTTTTTTGTGGGCGAGATCGAGATCACCTACGACCGGACCATGGGCCGCGGCACCGACGAGCTGCTCATCACCTGCCGCGTACTGGCGGGCCGCGCGGACGACCGGTCCGCTCAGCGCATCCTCGACGGGATGCTCTCCGGTGCTGGCCCGGCCTCGCTCAAGCAGGCGTTCGACGCAGCCCGCGGGGCGCCCGGAGAGCTGGCCCTGGGCGGCCTGGCCGACGACATCCACCTGCAACGGGTGTCCGGCTACCGCTGGTACGAGCACGCCGGCGCGAGCTACGTCGGGGCGGAGCTCGCCGTGAAGGTCATTGGAGACGGGAGGACATGATGCGTATCCGCATTACCCAGCAGCAGCCCGAGGGCGCCCAGATCGACGGCGTGCCGTGGCCGGACGAGGGCGAGGAGATCGACCTGCCCACCGCCCAGGCCGCCCACCTCGTCGCCTCTGGCGTTGCCGAGGAAGTCGTCGACGAGGCGCCGAAGCGTGCCAGGCGGAAGCCGAAGGAGGCCGGCGATGGCTAAGACCGTCCTGACCAACGTGCGGTGCTTCGCGGTCTCGGCCGATCTGACGGGCGCCTCGAACAAGGTCGAGCTGTCCTCGGAGGTCGAGGTGAAGGAGTCCACGAACTACGCGTCCCAGGGCTACAAGGATGTGCTCGGCGGCCTCGCTTCCGCCGAGATCTCCGCCGAGGGCCAGTGGGAGGCCGCCGACCCATCCAAGGTCGATGACGCGTCGTGGGGCCAGCTGGGCGGGGTCGGCCCCTGGTCGGTCAGCGCCAACAACGACGCCAGCGTGGGCGCCCTGGCCTACTTCACCCGGGCCATGCGGGCGGACTACAAGATGTTCGACGCGGTCGGCGAGGTCGCCCCATGGACCGGCACCGCCAAGAGCGCGTGGCCGCTGGTGCGCGGCCAGTTCGCCCACCCGCCCGGGAACGGTACCGGCCTCCAGTTGGGCGCGGTGCCCACGGGCAAGCGGGTGCACGCCGCGCTGCATGTGCTGTCGGTGGCCGGCACCACGCCGAGTATCACCGCCCGTGTGGAGTCCAGCGTGGATAACACCTTCGCCAGCCCGACCACACGGCTGACGTTCAACGCGGCCGGAGCGGTCGTCGGTCAGATCCTGCGATCCGACGGCACCGCGATCACCGACACGTGGTGGCGTGTGGCCTGGACCATCTCCGGCACCACGCCGTCGTTCCTGTTCGTCGCCACGCTCGGCATCGGTCAGTAGCTACACCCATCCACCGCAGGCCCCGCCGAGGGCCCGTTCGTCATGCCCTGAAAGGGGGGCCCGCCGTGCCCAAGATGGTTCTGCTCGCCCAGTACCTGTCCATCAACGCCAACGTGCTGAACACCTTCACGAAGAAGGCGGAGCTCTCGATCGAGGTCGAGGAGAAGGACGTCACCAACTACGCCTCGTTGGGCTGGAAGGAAGTCATCGGTGGTCTCAAGTCGGCGGAGCTCGGCTGCGAGTTCCTCCAGGATTTCGCCGCCGCCCAGCTCGACGCCATCATGTGGCCGCTGTTGGGGAGCGTCGTCCCCTTCGAGGTGCGCGCCGACCAGGCTGCGGTCGGCACCTCCAACCCGAAGTACACCGGGTCCATTTTGATCAACGGATGGAACCCGATCACCGGCTCGGTCGGCGACGAGGCCACCGTGTCGATCGGCTTCCCCACCTCAGGGGCCGTGACGAGGGCGACTGTCTGATGGCTGGCGGGCCGCCGTTCTCCCTCGGCGTCGAGACGCACCGCGGCCTGGCCGCGCTCACGCGTGCGATCCGCGCCGAGGCGGACGGCAAGCAGTTGCGTAAGGAGCTCGCGGCGAACATGCGCGACGCCCTGCGTCCGGGCGCGCAGCAGGCCAAGGACTCGATCATGGGCATGGTCTCCCTGCACGGCGCGAGCCCCGCCCTGCGCACGTCGATCGCCCGGAAGATCAGGCCCGAGATCAAACTCGGCGGCCGCTGGTCCGGAGCCCGCGTGAAGGCCTTCAAGACCAAGAACATCAGGGGCTTCCCCAACGCGCCCAAGCGCACCAACAGGGCGAGCGGCTGGCGCCACCCGGTGTACGGCAACCGCGAGGTGTGGGTGCACCAGAGGGGCAAGCTCGAATGGTTCGACCGTTCCTTCACCGGTCGTGAGGGGCTCTACAAGCAGGCCATCGAAGAGGCCATGGAGAACATGGCCCGGCGCATCGCCGACCGGGCCAGATAGGAAGTGAGGACCCGTGTACCTGGTCTACAGCCCCGAGGGTAGCGACGAGCCGAAGCGCTGGGCATACAACCCGCGCAAGATCATGAGCGCGGAGCGGGAGAACATCGAGCGGCGCACCAGCCGCAACTGGTCGGAGTTCACCAAGGACGTCCTCCAGGGCAACAGCCTGTGCCGAAGGGCGCTGCTGTTCACCTTCCTCAAGCGCGAACACCCCACCGTCAAGTGGGACGACGTGGACTTCGCGTGGGACGAGCTGCTGCTGGAGTACTCCAAGGCCGAGCTGATCCAGATCCGCGAGAACGCCGCCGAGGAAGCGGTGGGCGAGCAGCGGGAAGCGATCCTGGCCAAGCTCGACGCGGACATCGCCGAGGCCTACGAGGACCCGGCGGAAGAGGGAAAAGCCCAGCTGCCGATCGCCGACTGACGCGGCTCGGCGACGCGGCACACCTGCTCGGCATGCGGCCCCGGGACTGGGACGACAACACGGTCGAGGAAACCGACCGCCTGCTGGCGTGGCTGGACGCCTACGAGGAAGCCCAGCGCAAGGCACGTGAAGAGATGAACCGGGGCCGCTGAGCCCCCTACCACCAGGGGGTTGCCGTGTCGGATACGTCGCTCGTCTTCAACCTCGTCGCCCGCGACCACACCGGCGAGGGCCTGTCAAAGGCACAGGAGCGGTTCGACGCCGCGGCCACCGCGATCGGCGCTACCGCTGGCGCGGCGCTCGCGATCGGGATCGCCGAGTCGTTCAGCATCGACGAGGCCAACGACAAGCTCGCCGCCCAGCTGGGCCTGTCGGAGGATGAGTCGGCCCGAATCGGGAAAGTCGCGGGCGGCGTGTACGCCGAGGCCTACGGCGAATCGATGGAGCAGGTCAACACCGCGGTCGGCTCGGTGATGTCCTCCATCAAGGGCATGAGCACCGCGTCCAGCGCCGACCTACAGACCGCGACCGAGGCCGCACTCAACTTCGCGAAGACGTTCGACATCGAGGTCGACCGGGCAGTGCAGACGGCGGGCACGCTCATCAACTCAGGCCTGGCCCAGAACTCGACGCAGGCTTTCGACCTGATCACCGCCGCGTCACAGCGGGTGCCGGCCTCCCTGCGTGAGGACGTCCTCGACGCCAGCGACGAGTACAGCCAGTTCTTCCGGACCCTCGGCTACAGCGGCGAGCAGGCGTTCGCCGTCCTCGTCGACGGCAGCAAGAAGGGCATGTTCGGTATCGACAAGGCGGGTGACGCCGTCAAGGAGTTCACCATCCTGTCGACGGACATGTCGGCGAAGTCGCAGGCCGCGTACAAGACCCTCGGCCTGGACGCCCAGGACATGGCGACCGCCATCCTCGCCGGCGGTGACAGCGCTCAGGGCGCTACTCAGAAGA